TACTCTCAGAAATCCCGTAGCATGTAGGACAATATTTATCGTTCATTGCGCTCCCTCCGCGATTAATCCGGTTTGCTTGTTCCTGTAGTAGAAAAAGCCTTGATTGAGAACTATAACCTCTTCCCATTCGTTAGCCTTTTCCTCCCATACGCATCCGGAAGCATCCTCCAATAACATCCATCCATCTTCAGTCCCGGAAAATCGTCCATAGCATTTCATTTCGTCACCTCCGTCGCTTCCATCTTGATCAATCGGCAGGATATTACCGTTGCGGCCCCGAAAGGACCATAGATAGAATCCCCCTTGGTGTACTTGTGCGCGCTCGTTGTAGTGCCTTTGAATGGACCTGCTACGTGCGGGTTATCGTAACTATAGCGAATGCGATACATGGTTTTCCCTTTCATGGTTTAAGTATGATTATCACAAGCGCCAGGGCGATTGATGCGATGGCGTTGATCATAGCAGTATCCCCCACGCGATAAGCACGGCAATGCATGTCGCGGCGATCAGCAAAACCGCCATTAGTTCAGATATATGGATCATTATGCGCCCCCTTTCTGCCAATTGCGTGCGGCTGTCGCTGCAGCTTGGGAGATTGGATGGATTGTGGCTTGGCTCATGTTATGCGCCCTCCGCGATAGTCTCAACGGCATAAGGCCAAACAAAACCGCAGCGCATCATGTCAAGATGGAAATCCGACATCAACGCAGGCAATCTAGCCATGAGAGCCGATTTATCCCGCAGTTGCTCTATGGTTGCATCTGGCCAAACCGCTGACGACCTAGCGTATTCAAGGTTTGCAACCTTTGCGGTTTTTTCATCCCATACAACCCTATAACCTGGCTTTCCTTCAGCCATGCGAGCATCCGATTCATTACAATAGGCCAGTAGGCGTTCTTTGTTGCCGCCAAGCCCGAGCGGATCAGGCTGACCCTTGAAATAAACCCATGCCCTATTCGGTCCATGCTCATCGGCGTGATACATGGTGTTTTCGAGATAGCGCAAAGGTCCGTCCGTCGACACCAAATGCCATTTGATAAGGTGCGCCAATTCCGGAAAACTCCGCTCGATTTCATCATGGCAACACCCATCCATGTATTCCCGCCCATTCTCTCGAATGTTGGCAGTAATCGAAAAAGTTTCGTGCCCATTGCGGAATTCATCATCAAACCGCAGACAAACCGTGATCAGGTATGTTTTCCCATCCTCGGAATAGGTGCGCTTTGCTTTGATTTTCTGGTTCAAGATTCGGCCAGTAGCATCATCAGCCACAACACCAAATTGACGTGCATAAATGCCAAACAACGAAATTGCTGATTCCTGTTTTATGATTTTGTTCATATCAATCCCCTATCTAATTGCGCTGTGGTTTAATCTTCAAAATGAACATAGGCCGGAACCGGTCCAAAAGGACAAACCATGTACCCCTCGTAAGCTTCAGGCCATACTTCCGCAAGCGTATCCAGGAAAGCCGGAATCAAGTCTTGCACGCGCATTGTTCCGTGAATCACCGTTCCAGTGGTTATGTTTTTCATTTCTAATTCTCCTAAAAATCCCGCTCTCAATCGGAGCGGCGTGATAGCAATATAGCAGCGTGAATCGCATAAGCCAATCGATTGTTTTTATAAGGGCATAAGCCTAGTTAATAAATGCTAGTGCGTGACAGATCGCCTACAATGTGTCACTCTGTAACTCATTGATACACATAACAAATAAACTCAAACTGTGACGCATGTCAGATCGTGTAGCGTTTTGACTAAAAGTCCTTCTCGCATGCGTGTACGCGATGACGACTTTGTCTAAAATGCAGCACCGATGCGACATGCGACATGATCTGACATGCTCACTTTCAATGTGTCACTCTCAAACACTTTGCCCAAAACGCTACACCAATGCGACATGCGTCACTGGGTGCGATTCTAAGTAGGTTTGCCAAAAACGCTACACAATCCGACATGCGACATGCGCGAGTATGCTCGCCACGGTTTCGCGCCCCGGCCCAGGTTGTTCGATCTGGCCCAGGTTGTTCGATCTGGCCCAGGTTGTTCGATCTGGCGAACGCGACCAGCAATCCTTCGCCTCTCTCATCGCCTCGCCATGACCAGGCGCGGTGACTAGGCGCGAATGACGCTGCAGGCATCAGGTACGCACTGGATACGCTGTACGTAGTGGATGCGCTGATTGATATGCTCCAGCTCGATTACAGTCCCGTGGCGCGGCGATCGTAGGTTCGGAGGATGCGCGGCATAGGCAGGTGCGATTCAGAGGCTCAGAGAGTGTTTAACGCGGTCGCGTATGGTGCATCGCATCATCCAGGGCGACCGGGATAGGGGTGGGGGTATGTGGGCATTGGCGGGTGGGGATGTTTGCTGCTAACCCCTCGCCGTCAATTTTTTATTTTTGCAAAATATGCTACCCTTGTCGCATGACTAAAAGATAATTTATAAGAGTCTCAATCTAATGACACTCCGCTCAGAAGGCTTTGCGCGACTGGATGCTTTGATTGCCGAGCATGGTGAGTCGTGGTTGTTATCCGCATTTGTCTCCCGGATATCGGAGGGGGAATCGCCACAGACGGTAGCTACCGGATTGGGGTTGCCGTGGTTTGTGATGAGATCGTGGTTGGAGGACTCAGCCGATAGGATGAGTCAGTGGGAGTTGGGGAAGCGGTGTTTTGCTGATGGATTGATTTGGGAGAGTTTGTCTGCGGCGCGTGATGCTGATAGTGAGACTGTGGCGGTAGCGCGATTGCAGGCGGATCATTTCAGTAAGATGGCTGGTCGGTTATCGCGTGATGAGTGGGGGGATAAACAGCAGGTTGAGATTAAGACGACGCATACGGTGGATATTCGAGGGTTGCTGGAGGCAAGGGAGGCGAGACTGATGGGTATTGGATCACCGGATACGACGCTGGCGCAAAGCGCGGCGCATTTACCGGTTACGGTGGTGCAGGCGGATTACGCGGACGGTGTGATATGAGCATGACTGAATCGCAGGCAGCGATATTAACTAGGATGTTGTGTGAGGATTTTTACTTCAGCCCGTATAAATTTGCTATTTGGGCATATGCGTGGGGAGAGGGAGATTTAAGGTCATTTGATGGGCCTCGGAAGTGGCAGCGGGAGGTTATGGAGGATATCGAGTCGTATCTTCGTAATGAGATACACAATAAACGCTCCGGAAAAGACATCGGGGATTTTTACCGCCATGCAGTCGCATCCGGACGAGGCCCAGGTAAATCGGCGCTGGTTGGGATGTTGGCGCATTGGTTTATGAGTACGCGGATTGGCGGATCAGTGTGGGTCGCGGCAAACGGGGAGCCGCAGTTGCGGACGAAGACGTTTCCTGAGATCAGCAAGTGGGTGGCAAGGGGTATTAACAGCGAGTTCTTCGACACGAATGCGATGTCGATACAGCCGGCGACATGGTTTCGGAATTACATTGAATCACCGGAAGGGTTAAATCGCTCGACTCGGTATTACTACATTTCTGGGCAGCTTTGGAGTGAGGAATCTCCTGACGCATTTGCTGGCGCACATAACTTCGATGGAGAGTTCAGTATATTTGATGAAGCATCAGGTATTCCTGATCCGATATGGGGTGTGCAGAACGGGGTATTTACCGAGAATATCGTGGATAGGTTTTGGTTAGCATTTAGTAACCCACGGAAGAACAGCGGGGCATTTTTCGAGTGCTTTAATAAAAACCGGGATTTATGGCGCAATACGCAGATTGATTCACGCACTGTTGAGGGAGTTAGCCAGCAGACTTACCTTAATATCATCTCAGAGTACGGTGAGGATAGTAACGAGGCGAAGGTCGAAGTGTATGGGCAGTTTCCGTCGGTTGGTGATTCGCAGTTCATTGGCACTGTCGTAGTTGATGAGGCTATGGCACGGGAAAAGTACGACGACGATGGAGCACCGGTAGTGATCGGGGTTGATGTGGCGCGATTTGGTGCTGACAAGACTTGCATTGTGGTTCGCAAGGGTCGGGATTTGGTATCGGTAAGTAAGTACAGCGGCCTGGACACTATGTCGGTGGTCGGCAAGGTGATTGAGGCCATTGGTAAGTGGAACCCGGACATGATGGCGATTGACGAGGGTGGTTTGGGCAGCGGGGTGGTGGATCGACTGACCGAGCAGCGGTACAAGGTCAGGGGGGTAAATTTCGGATGGAAATCGAACTCGATAGCCTTTGCCAATAAGCGTGGTGAGATGTGGGGTGAGATGCGGGAGTGGCTGAAGACGGCCAGCATTGGAAGCACAGGTCAGAACGCAGCACAGGAAAACCGATACCTGAAGGCCGAGTTGTGTGGCCCAGAATACAAAGTAACCAGCAACGGTGCCATTCAGTTGGAGTCGAAAGACGCCATGAAGAAGCGCGGCGTTGCGTCACCGGACGTGGCTGATGCGCTGGCGCTGACGTTCGCGTATCCTGTGGCAAACAAGGCCACTAGCAAACTGTTAAAAGATCGTGTAGCATCCCGTTCCACATATCGTCCGGTAACAGTTGGCCGCTCGAACGACGGCGCTTGGATGGGGTAAAGGAGATCGACATGGGTTGTAAAGGCAAGGGCAAGCGCCCACCGAAGAAGTGAGGACACACACATGGCTACGAACCCCGTGACCGATGAGGCGCAGGAAGAAGCGGAAGAACTCAAGGTTGATCCGCTTCACGAGATGCGCGAGAAGTTCAAGCTGGCCGACGAGTATTGGGGTGATGACCGGCGAGCAGCATTGGACGACATCAAGTTCCGAGCCGGAGAGCAATGGCCTGCTGAGATCGTCGCCCAACGGGAGAAGGATAAGCGCCCTTGTCTGACTGTCGATAAACTCAATCAGTACATCCGGCAAATCGTCAATGACGGTCGCCAGAATCGCCCCTCGATCAAGGTCAGTCCGGTTGATTCCAAGGCCGACGTTGCCACTGCCGAG